CATGGATTCTCAGAAGTTGCTGCTGGCATCGATTGTCGGGAACGCTGTCGGCTGGCTGCTGTACATGGCATACGCGCCACCTGTTTTCTACAACGTCTACATGGTGGCGTTGACGTATGCGCAACTGATGCGCCTAATTTATCCCGACTGCCATGCTGATCCTACTCGGAGTGATCTGGTTCGCCATTCTGGTTGTATCAGGGGTGGCGGAAATCCTTGAAAGACAAAACCATGCAAGAAACCGAAAACGTCAAATCGGCGATTGAGTCCGCGGCTAGCAATCCAACGGTTGCGGCTGCAGTCGCCGCTGGCAACATCTCGATGGGGTCGCTCGTGTGGCTCGATATCGTTCATGGGCTGCTATCGCTGATTTCACTTGGGGTCGGTATTGTGACCGGCCTCGTCATCTTGGGCATTCAGTTGATCCGACTGGAGAAGGCCTGGCGCGAGCGCGCGCAGGAAGGAAAGGAAACCATATGAGCATCATCGACCACATCCGCGCCGCGCGCAAATCGTTCACCGTCTGGCTCAATGCCCTGCTGCTGGCCGCCTACCCGTTCGCTGACTCGATCATCGCTGCGGTGCATGACAACCTGCCTGATCTGGCGCAGTACCTGCCGGCGAACGTGTTCAAGGCAGTAGGCCTCGCACTCGTCGTCTACAACATCGTGCACGCGTCTCGCATCGCAGCAAAAGCAGCCAAGGCAGCGCAATGAACCCGGCAGATATGAAGCCGTCCGGAGCATGCCGCGCGCTGGTTCGCCAGTTCGAAGGCTGCCAGTTGCAAGCCTATCTTTGCCCGGCCGGCGTCCCGACCATCGGCGTCGGTCACACGAGGGGCGTGAAGCTGGGCGACCGCTGCTCGCAGGAGCAGGCCGACCTGTGGCTCACGCAAGACCTGGACGATGCTGGTGCAGCCGTGGCATCGCTAGTCAAGGTACCGTTGACACAGGCCCAGTTCGACGCGCTGACGTCATTCGTGTTCAACCTGGGCGCTCGCCGGTTGGCGCAATCCACATTGCTGACCATGCTGAACAAGGGCGATTACGTAGGTGCGTCCGGGCAGTTCATGCTTTGGGTCCATGCTGGTAGCAAGGTTCTATCCGGTCTCGTTAAGCGCCGCGCAGCTGAAGCCAAGCTGTTCATGCCGGCCGAGGTGAGGCCATGATCGGTATCGACACCATCGATCGCTTCCTGACCGGGCTGGTGATCGCCACGGTGCTGGCTGTGGCTGGCTGGTTCGGCCTACACCACTACGGCGCCGAGCGGTATCAGGCTGGCTATGCTGCAGCCGCAGACGCGGGCAAAGCCCAGCGTGACCGCGAAGCCGCCGAAAACCTCAAGATCGAGTCCGACCTGCGCCAAACGCTGGCCGCACGCGATGCCGACGCCACACGAAAGGATCAAGAACATGCCCAAGCTCTCGCTGATGCTCAGCGCCGCGTGCGCGCTGGCACTGACCGGCTGCGCTGCCCGCCAGCCAGTCCCGTACAATCCGCCGCCGCGCCCACAACTGGACCCACTACCAGCGCGCCTGCAACTGACGGAGGCGGACCGGACCTTATGCCGGAGGCTGCTGCTGACGTTCTCGGCTACGGAGCAGCAATTGCAGGCCTCGTGTCACGGTATGCCGAGGTCGTCGAGCGGTTCGACGAGTGCCGGGCGGTGAACGCGAAGTAGTCTGTTGGTATTTTTGTTGGTAGCTACGCCAAAATATGTCTCGCTTTCATACTAGAATTCTATCCCGGAAGAAGGAGCAATTGCGTAATCCCAACAACTCTCATCATGTCTCGTGTTGCGCGCTTACCCAATGAAGAATGGCGCGAACAATGCTCATCAATTCTTGTCGTGTATTATCTCATCTCATAATTTTGTTGGTACGTTTTGATGGTATGTCGCCATCTCGGTCCAGCATATACCAACACGTGAGATATAGATGCGATTGACAGACACTTTTGTGCGCCAGGTCAAATTCAGCGGAACAGGTGCAGGCGACAAACATTCCGATGGAGGAGGCCTTTATTTGCTGGTCAAAGCGGCCGGGAAATACTGGCGCCTCAACTACCGATATCTGGGCAAGCAGAAGACTTTGGCCCTTGGCGTGTATCCTGCCGTATCGCTTTCAGTTGCACGTAAGGGCCGGGACGCAGCGCGTGAGCAACTGGCCGTCGGCATTGATCCAAGCACCTCGAAGCAGGAGGCAGCGAAAGAGGCGCAGAGAGCCGCAGGGACGCTTTTCGAATCCGTTGCGCGAGACTGGATCAAGACTACGGCAAGTCAGCGAGGTCCGGAAACACAGCGACGTCTCGTCAACTGGTTCGAGAGAGACGTGATTCCATACCTAGGTAGTCGTCCTATCAACAGCATTCGCCCCTCCGATATCTTGGAGACCATGAAGCGCATACAGGCGCGCGGCTCCCTGGATTCAATGCATAGGGTGCTCGGCTACATCGGCAAGGTGTTCCGCATGGCAATGGTAGCAGAACTAGTTGATCGTGACCCAACTATAGGTATTGCAGATGCATTGGAAAGGCCAGTTGAGCGGCATTTTGCGGCGATTACAGAGCCTGCAAAAGTTGGCGCTCTGCTCCGGGCCATCTATGCTTATGAAGGGCAAGCCGTCATCTGTGCTGCCTTGAAGTTCATGCCTTTAGTGTTCCAGCGCCCTCATATGATCCGAGGGGCGGAATGGACCGATATCGATCTGGATGCTGCTGAATGGCGTATCCCGGCAGGGAAAATGAAGATGGAGAATGATCACATCGTCCCACTGGCGCGCCAGGCTGTCGAGATACTTCGCGGGCTGAAGCCAATCACCGGCAATGGTCACTACGTGTTCGCTAGCCTCAAGCCCGGTCGCTCGATGAGCGAAAACACGATCAACATGGCCCTTCGAAGCATGGGATACGACAGCAACACAATGGTGGGCCATGGATTTCGCGCCATGGCGCGCACGATCATGGATGAGGTGCTAGGTGAGCGCGTCGACCTGATCGAGCATCAACTCGCACATACGGTCAAGGACGTGAACGGGCGCGCCTACAACCGGACCGCTCACCTACCTGCGCGCCGAGAGATGATGCAGCGCTGGGCCGACTATCTGGATCAGCTGCGGATCGGCGCCAATGTGGTGCCTCTTCGCAGCGCATGAACGGGGTCACGCGTGCTGAGACATCCAGGCGCGTATGTCCTCTACCTTCCATGCCGTGATGCCGGCAGATAGCTTGACAGGCGCCGGGAAGTCGCCAGAACTGACCTTCCTCCACAATGTGGCAGGTGAAAATGGGATCACCCCGACGATCCCCTTCCCTTTGTTGCCGATGAGTTGAGCTTGGCGCACGTAACCGGTTTGCGGCAGAGTGACATTCGTTTCCATATTCTCTTACTCCTATTTCGTCTCAGACTTCGACTGCGTAACTGCAGGCCAAGTGCACTTGCTCAGCGCGTGGTTCCCGCCGCACCTCGTGCACTGAGCGGTCCACATCTCCCACATCAGCCGCCACATGGTCACGGTCCACATGACGGGCTCCGGGCGTTGTGCGCTTCGATAGCGGCGATCTCGTCTTGCATTGCAGCGATGAGACTGTGTGCGAAGATTTCGTATGCTTGAGGTCCGCCGCACGCGTCGCCCCACGCGATCTGCGCGTTCTCCCAGATGTTGTGGATGCGCTTCTCAACGCGCTGCGCCGCATCCTTCTCCACCGTTCCCGCTGCGGGAGCCGCGCGCAGTCGAGCAATTTCAGCTTCTAGTTCAGCGATGCACTTGTCGCGCCGCTCGACTTTCTGGTTTGCATGTGCAAGCCCTTCTCCAGCTATTGCCAAGAGAACGTTCTTCAGTGCGTCCACGCTCATGCTTTCTCCTTCTCTATAGCTGCATCGATACCGCACCCGATGTCCTCGTGGTCCGCCGGCACAAAGAGCGTGACCGTGAAGCCATTGCCGCCGCCGCTTGTGGTCGCGTGATCCTCGATGTATTCGAACCGCGCGCGCAGGCGCTCGATTTCGGCGCTAAGCTCCATCGTGCGAGTGGTAAGTTCACCGAAGCCCCTTCCAAGAATTGCGCGCTCCCGCCAGAGGAGTTCGACTTCGGCGATCAGTTCCTCGATGACCGTTGCCGCTTCCGCCGATGGGCGATAGATGCCGCTGCTGTGTTCCCGCAGCCATTTACACAGCGCCTTCAGCTTTTCGATATCCATTTCATGCCTCCTTGGCGAACAGGTCGAGCGTATGCTCGTCGCGGTAGACCAGATTTCCCGGCTCAGCGAATGCCGTGCAGCGCGGTTGCCCATCCGGGCCGTACTGCCATGCAGCCGGATATTTCGGATGGTCGACCGGGTATGCGTAGGTGTCGGCGATGATGTCGCAGCGCTCGTTGTCATCGCATTCCTCAAGTGGCGCACCTTCGCGCATTGCACGGTCATGGGCGCACTCGCAACACCA